TCAAGTCTTGGAAATGTATTCGGCAACCGATGGCGGCCGCGTTCGCTCTTGGACTCGCATATCTCCCGATAGAGTAACAGTCGATACAAACTTCAGAAATACTGAAATTACCGGATACAAAGTTGATGGTATGGCCGTTCCATTAAACGGAGTTGGCTCAATCATTAGATTTGATGGTGGCGATGAAGGATTTCTTCACAGAGCTGGTAAAACAGTTAGCGCAGCCGTCTATTTAGAAAATGCTGCGGTTACTTATGCCAAAGAGCCTAATCCATCAATGGTCTTAAAATCTACTGGCACAAATCTGCCAGCTGAACGAATTCAGTCTTTATTAAATGCTTGGAGAGTGGCGCGTCAACAAAGAGCGACGGCCTTCATAAATGCCGACGTAGATGTCAAAGAGTTCGGCTTTGATCCTAAATCATTACAGCTCGCTGAAGCCCGTCAATATGTGGCGTTAGAATTAGCGAGAGCTTGTGGTATTCCGGCTTACTTCCTGAGCGCCGAGACTACTTCAATGACATATAGCAACGCGGTTAGCGAACGGCGCTCATTAGTAGATTTCTCACTTCGCCCAATTCTTAAGGCGATTGAGGAAAGGCTATCACTCCCGGATTTTGTCCCTAATCCGGTAATGGTGCGCTTTGACCTAGACGACTTTTTACGCGGCAACGCATTAGAGCGCGCTCAGGTTTACGAAATCCTAAACCGAATCGGCGCGATGAGTGTTGAGCAGATTCAACGAGAGGAAGACCTAATCCCTAATGAAAATTAATCTCCCAATGGCGATTACCGCTGCCAACGTAACTAAGCGGACAATCACCGGAACTATTGTGACTTGGAACGAGCGCGGCAACACTTCAGTTGGCCCAACCATATTCGCAAAAGACTCAATCGCAATGAAAAACGTTAAATTGTTGCTTGAGCACGATAGAACCCGACCAATCGGCCGTCTTGCTTCTTTTGATATAAGCGATACGGGAATAACTGCCGAATTTGTTTTGGCTAAGACTTTTGCTGCTGATGATGCGCTTGAAGAAGCTGCTACTGGCCTTCGAGATGGTTTTAGCGTTGGCGCAATGATTAATGAGTGGTCTAACGATAATGGCGTAATGAAAATTACCAGCGCATCACTTGAGGAAGTATCTCTCGTTACTGACCCAGCAATCGATTCAGCTCGCGTCTCTGAAGTAGCCGCATCTGAAAACGAATCACCACAAGAAGAAAATTCTGAGCCAGCAACCGCTGATTCAGATCAACCAACCGAAGGAGAACAAGTGTCTGACACTACCGTTCCTGCTCCTGCCGAAGAAACGGTAGAAGCAGCCAAGGTTGAAGCCGCTGCGCCACGTCCAGCGTTCTTCACCACTCCTCGCCTAGAGTTCACAAAGGCGAAATACCTCGAAGCATCAGTTCGCGCTAAAGTATTTGGCGACGACGCTTCTCGTCAGTATGTTCTTGCAGCTGACGACACTACAAGCAACAACGCTGGCTTAATCCCAACTCGTCAGCTCACCGAAATCATCAACCCACTATCAAACGCAGATCGTCCAGCCGTTGATTCAGTTTCAAGCGGCGTTCTACCTGATGCTGGTATGACTTTCGAAATTCCAAAGATTACTGCCGTCCCAACAGTCGGCGAAGAAGCTGAGGAAGCAACAATCGACGAAACAGGAATGACAAACGAATTCCTTTCAGTATCAGTCAAGAAATATGCTGGCGGACAAGAGTTCTCAGTTGAACTTCTTGATCGTTCTTCACCTGCGTTCTTTGATGAACTTGTTCGTCAAATGGAGTTTGCATACGCAAAGGCAACTGATGTCGCAGTTATCGCTGGTCTAGTTGCTGGCGGAACAGATGGCGGAAACCGCACACTTGACGCATCAGGAATTCTTGATTTCGTATCAGATGCTTCAGTTGCAGTTTACAAAGCAACACTTGGAACAGCAACCAACATCCTCGTAAGCCCTGAGCAATGGGGCGCTTTGATGAATCTTGCGGACAATGGCCGCCCGATTTATCAAAACCTCATTGGCAACTCAAACCAAGGCGGAAACCTCACCGGACAATCAGTTCGCGGTAACCTTCTCGGCTTAAATCTTCGCGTATCTCGTAACCTTGCGACAGCTGCTCCAACTGGTGATAACTCACTCATCATCATCAATCCTGATTCATATACTTGGTATGAATCAAGCCGCTTCCGTTTGGAAACAAACGTTGTAGCGACTGGACAAATCAAGGTTGCTTACTACGGCTACGGTGCACTCGCTACCAAGGTCGGAGCTGGCGCTTACCGATTTATGGTGGCCTAGTTAAATAATTAAAAGTGACGGCCAGTCCGCTCCCGAGCTGGCCGCTCACCTAGAGAAGAAAGGGCGACGAAATGCCATCGATAGTTACAGCCTCAGAGCTGAGAGCAGTCCTTGGCGTTTCGTCATCCCTATATTCCGACGCATACTTAAACGACATAATCGACACTTCCGAGAATTTGATTCTCCCAATGCTCGTAACTTATTCGACGAGAATTGAGAAAGTTAAATTAGAAAGCAACGTCGCGTATTATTACACCTCAACAATTCACGAATTTTCTGAGGGTCAATCCGTCGTAGTTACTGGCTGCGGATCTCCATTCAACGCCACAATCACAGTAACTAACGACCTTATCGAGCCTTATGTTTTCACAGCTGCCATCACAAATGCTGACATAATCGAAAAGAACGTAATCCCAGCCGGGACAGCAACTTTGTCCGGCGCTTCAACTTATGTAGGCAACGCCAACGTTGAAAATGCCGTTATTGTTACTTCAGTCGAAGTCTTTCAATCGAGAACTGCCGCTGGTGGGCAGATCGAGGGAGTGGATTTTACGGTGACACCTTTCCGCCTAGGCCGCTCCCTCTTTAACCGCGTCTCTGGAATCCTCGGGCCTTATCTTGACGTAGAAACGATGATTGGCTAATGCCAGCCTCAACGATTCAAGATGATGTGCGCGGAGCTATAAAGGCTGCTCTCGCATCCGTCAGCGCTAATCTTTACGATCACGTCCCGGAATCACCTCAAGTTCCAGCCGTCGTAATTGTCCCGGATTCGCCTTATATGGAATTGGAACTTATTTCTAAAGCAACTACCCGGCTCAAACTTAATTACACCGTTTCAGCGGCAGTTGCTTATTTATCAAATCCAGCATCACTCGATAATCTCGAGAAACTGGTCATCAGTATTCTTGGCGCTCTTTCAGCGTCCAAGTATGAGCTATCGACAGTCGAAAGGCCTACGGTAACTCAAGTCGGAGCAGTTAATTTACTCGTATCCGACATCCGCTTGAGCGTCCGCTACGAGCAAACCGTTTAAGGAGAACAAATGGCAACGACAGTAATAACGGGTCGCGATGTCACTTTCACGTTGGACTCAGCGTCCTACGATGCTCAGGCGACATCAGCAACCTTATCTTGTGAAACGATTATCGAGACCTATCAAACTTTGGATGGTAGGGCCTATAAGTCCGTAGACAAACAATGGCTCTTTACAATCGAACTTCTTCAGGATTGGGGCGCAGCTTCATCCTTGTTCGAGGCAATGTGGGCAGATGCAGAGACCGCACCTAACACAGCTTTGAGCGTTTCGTTCACAGCCGTAACTGGTGCAGTATTTGCATTCACAGTCCTTCCAATCTTCCCAAGCGCTGGTGGAGCAGCTCCCGGAGCGCTCACCGATACTTGGACGATGACAGTAATTGGAACACCAACAGAAACCTTCAGTTAAAAAATAGATCGGAGCATCGGGAGCAATGAAATTAAACCTTACAATTAAATACACAAACGGCGAACAGGAAACCTACACAGCTGGGCTTCCTGAGTGGGCTAAATGGGAACGCAAAACCGGGAAGTCGATTTACAAGATGACCGATATTCGCGAATACCAACAGACCGACTTCCTATTCTTGGCTCACGCCGCTTACGTCAGAGCCGCAGCTGGCAAGCCAACTAAGTCTTATGACGTTTGGGAACTCACCGTCGATGAACTAATAATCGGAGACCTTGAAGACCCAAAAGGTTCGCAACCGGAAGCCTAAATCGACTCATTATTGAGTTGGCAATAGCAACCGGAATCCCAATGAAGTATTGGGAAGATATTGACGACGTAATGACCGCAATGGAAGTCTTGAAGGAGCGAAATGGCAGAGGTAGGGCTTAGTCAATACAGCCAGCGCGAACTTCGCCAACTCGCTAAAGCATTTAATTTAATGGGAGATGAGGCCGTCGATGAAGCCAAGCAAGTGGCAGGAGAGATGGCTGATTTCGCTCTCAAAGAAATCCAACAAGCTGGCCGCTCGCGTCAGAAAGCAGCAGGAGCGGTTAGAGCAACAGTTGACGGAGCTAAAGTCTCAAAAGCCTCAAAGACGGGTCGAATCGATATCGGATTTGCGCGTCAGCGTTTATCTGGTGGCGGTAATACACAGCAACTTTGGGCAGGGCTGGAGTTTGGATCTAATCGCTTCAAGCAATTCCCAAGTTATTCCGGACGCTATGGCCGAGGCTCTAGGGGATGGTTTATTTATCCAACCCTTCGCAAGATTCAGCCTGAATTGACTCGCAAGTGGGAAGAAGCAACTGACAAAATTGTGAAGCGATGGGCTAACTAATGGCTAGAGATTACAGAACATTAAAGCTGGAGATTCTTGCAGAGACGAAGCAATTCGTTGATGATATGAAGAAGTCCGAAACTCAGGTCGAGGGTTTCGGTGGCAAAATGGAAAAGTTTGGCAAAGTGGCAGCAGCCGCTTTTGCCGCAGCAGCCGCAGCTGCCGTTGCTTATGCTGGCAAGTTAGCCGTTGATGGAGTTAAAGCGGCGATTGCTGATGAAGCTGCACAGAATCGTTTAGCCAATGCTTTGAGAAATGTTACTGGTGCTACTGATGCTCAAATCGCTTCCGTTGAGAAGCAAATCGAACAAATGTCACTTTCGTTCGGTATTGCCGATGAGCAACTTCGACCAGCGTTCCAGCGTTTAGCGACTGCAACTGGCGATCTAACTAAAGCTAACGATTCACTAGGTCTAGCTCTTGATATAAGCGCATCCACCGGGAAATCAGTTGAACAAGTAGCCAATGCGCTATCTAAGGCGTATGAAGGCAACACCGGAGCGCTCAGTCGATTAGGTGTTGGATTATCAGCTGCCGAAATTAAATCTCTTGGATTAGACGGCACAATGAAGCAACTAGCCGACACTTTCGGTGGAGCTGCTAGCACTCAAGCCAACACCTTAGAGGGTCAAATAAATCGATTAAGAGTTCGTTTTGATGAAGCTAAAGAATCCGTTGGAGAAGCATTACTTCCGGCGGTAAAAGGTTTTATTGACTATATTGTAAACAGATTTATTCCATTACTTATCGAAGCCAAAGATAGAGCGTTAGCGCCAATCAAACAGGCTTTTGAGGATAATAAAGAAGCTCTTCAAGATTTGTGGGCATTTACAAAAGATTATTTAGTCCCATTATTTGAGTTTACTTTAGTTCGCGCTATTGAGGGCGTTGGTAAAGCAATCGGAGCAATAACTAACATTATTGGCCGGGTGGTTACTGAAATTAAAGCGCTAGTGCAAAATGCCGTCGATGCCATTAACTTCCTTATTGCCCAATATAACCGTCTTCCCTTTCCTAATATCAGCGCATTGTCGTTAGGCGGTGGCGGTGGAGCAGTAGGCAATTTCCAAATGAGCACCGGATCAAGTCTGGGCAGTCGCGCTTCAAGCGCAACTACTTTAAGCGGCTTAGTGGGCGCTCTTGGTGGACTTGGCTCAACAGTTGCAGGATTATCAGGCTCGGTTGCTGGCTCTAAAGGCGGCGGAACTCCGGGTCAACTAAAAGCCTTATCAAACATTGAAAGAGACTTTGCAACACTTCAAGGATTAGTTGCTCAATTAACTGGAGAGACTCCGCCAAGCATCAATCAAGCCACAGCTGAAGATTTAAGATTTGGACGAGCAATAAATATCAACGTCAACGCACCTTCCGCCATAGATGAAACCGGATTTGCCCGGGCGGTAGTTGACGCTCTTAATAGCGTTGAAAGACGACAAGCTGGCGGACTTAGCGCCCTATTTCAATAATCTATGACTCTTTGGAATCCTGAATATCGCATAAAGGTAAACGGCTCGACCGTCACATCTGCCACCTTAGCCGGGATGACAATCACTAGCGGTCGAACTAATATCTATGAACAACCTCAAGCTGGCTATTGCAACCTAAGCCTTTTAGAAACCAACGAATCAGCCGTCAATTTTGAAATTAACGATGCCGTCACAATCGAGGTAAAGAAGACCAACGGATCTTATGTTTACTTGTTCGGCGGCTTTATCACCGACCTAAGCGTCGAGGTAGCCAACTCCGGCTCAACCGCTTTAAGCCAACGCATTAACATTATTGCCGTTGGAGCGTTAGCTCGATTAGCTCGAGCAATCTACGACGACAATTTAGCCAGCGATTATGACGGCGACCAGATTTATGAAGTCCTATCCGGTGTTTTGTTTGATACTTGGAACGAAGTTCCGTCAGCTCTAACTTGGGCTACTTATGATCCGACGACTACTTGGGCTAACGCTCAAAATAGCGGATTGGGTGAAATCGACCGTCCCGGCGACTATGAACTCGATTCCCAAAATGGCTTACTTGATAACGTTTATTCGATAGTAACAAAGTTGGCAACTTCCGGACTTGGCATCCTTCGCGAAGACTCACAAGGCCGTATTGCTTACGACGACTCAACTCATCGAGCCGAATACCTAGCCGCCAACGGATATGTTGACCTAGACGGCAATCACGCAACTGGTCCGGGTCTCAACGTCATCAAGCGCGCTGGAGATGTTCGCAACTCAATTACTATCAGTTACACAAGCTCAGGCAATTCCTCAGTTACCGACTCAGATGCCACCTCGATTGCCGACTACGGCCAGTTAGCAGCTTCGGTGGCAACTACGTTAAAGAATCAGTCGGATGCTGAAGACCAAGCCGCCTTCTATCTTGAGATTAGGGCATATCCTCAATATGAGCTAAGTCGAATAACTTTTGAGATAGGTAGCCCGGAGATTGATGACACAGATCGAGACACATTGCTTCAAGTGTTTATGGGCTTACCGCTTAACATCCAAAATCTGCCAGCAAATATGGTGGGCGGTGAGTTCCAAGGATTCGTCGAGGGATGGACTTGGAGAGCTGGCTATAACCGTCTAACTCTCGAGATGACCGTCTCACCTATTGCATATTCACTTCAAGCTTTCCGTTGGAATAACGTTCCAGCGGCAGAGACTTGGCAAACAATTAGCCCAACCTTGACTTGGTTGGACGCTACAATAGTGGCTTAAAGGAGCACAATGGCAACCACTTCAAATTATGGCTGGACAACGCCTGACGATACAGCGTTGGTTAAGGATGGAGCGAGCGCAATAAGATCGCTTGGAACGTCGATTGATACAACGACTAAAAATCTTAATCCTTCAACAACTCTTGGCGATATCGAATATCGTTCATCCACAGCTAATACGAATACAAGATTGCCGATTGGGACAACGGGACAAGTGCTTACCGTCGCTGGTGGTGTGCCAAGTTGGGCTGCCGCAGCAGGTGGTGGAAAATTAAAACAATTGGTTGAGGCTACTACAACTACTTATTTTTCAACTTCATCTACAAGTTATGTTGACGTAACTGGTATGACTACTTCTATTACGCCAACAGCAAACGATAGTAAAATTTTAATTTTTGTTCAAGCTGCGGATACTTACGTTGAATCTTCTGCAACAGGTTTGGATTTTAGATTTGTAAGAAGTTCGACCACGATTCAGGAGTTCGTTGGTGCAGTTCCTTATCGAGGAGTAGCAACACAGGGAACTTGGAATGCATACTATTTAGACAATCCAGCAACAACATCATCAACAACATATAAATTACAAATGAAAAATCAAACGGGGTCGGTTGCAAGTTATTTTAATTACAACGGAGGCGCTACTCAAAAAGCCAGTTTTATATTAATGGAGATTGGAGCATAAAATGATAAAAGGCCCAGATATAGTCAATTTTTTATGTCCAAATGTTGAATTTGCAATGAATGGTGATGATTTTGATTCTATTGTTTGGATTAATGTAAAAGAAGCTCCAATTACGAAAAAACAATATGAAGAAGGTTTTGCTGAATACGAAGTTTGGAAATCCGAACAAGATGCAGCCAAAGTCGCCGCAAAACAAGCTATTTTGAATCGCATTGGGTTAACTGCGGATGAAGCCAAATTACTTCTTCGCTAATGGCGAAACTTTGTAAAGCTGGCGTTCAATTAAGGGAGCAGATTGACGATGACTATCCGAGTCGCGATAGGCGTAGTGATGGCTGGATTGCTGATGCTCGCCATCTCGCTAAAGGTTCTTCGGATCATATTGCAGATGCTCAAGGAATCGTCCGAGCCATCGATATAGACAGCGACTTAAATGCCCATCCTGAAGAAGCTCACACACTCGCCGACCAGATTAGACGCTGCGCTAAACGCGGAGATAAGCGAATCAAATACGTCATTTACGACGGCAGAATCGCATCTCCAATCCTTCGATGGAAATGGCGAAAATATAATGGGACTAACCCTCACCGCTCGCATATTCATATCAGCTTTACGACCCTAGGCGATAAAGACGGCTCGTTCTTTCAACTCAACCCAAAGGAGACAAATGAAAGCGCTAATTGAGAAACTAAAAACTCCACAGTTTAGAGAAGCGTTCAAGGATTACTGTCTTGCAGTTGTAGCTTCCGGCGTAACTCTTGGAGTCTCATTCCTGCTCGACTTCGCTCCCGAATATGCCGTTTTGATTGGCGCTATCACAGCTCCAGCGCTTCGATGGGCAGATAAGAACTCCCCGGAATATGGACGCAAGTAACATCGCTGGCTTTGTCGCATCCGTTCTCGGATCGATTGGCCTACTAATTGCCGGACTTCGCTACATAATAAAACTTGAGAACCTTCCGCTGATTTCGCGGCTTGACAAGTTAGAATCTACCCTTGAGACAGCTCTAAGGGAAAGGGTCACAAATGGCACAAAGAAGACGCGTCGCTAAAAAAGCGCCAAAGAAGCGTAAAGTCCGTAAGCCGCGCACAGTAGCCAACCCATTTCCAACAAAGCTAGAGCAACGATTCATCGAATCTAAAGCCATATATGACGCAGCTTTAGCAGCTGGTTGGAAGGCTGACTTTGCCTTGGCTTTTGCTATGGAACGCGATTCTTGGCCGGACTGGTTTGTAGATCCGGCTGACCCAATCAAGAAAATCGGTTGGGAAGACGGCGAGGAAGATATCTAATTTACTTCCGAGAGGTCGAACTCTTCGAGGCGCTAAAGGCCAAATTCCCGGACTTAACGCCATTATCAGCGACCGACCGAGCTGACGGCATAACCTCAGACGCTTATATCGAGCTTAAATGCCGTAGAACCCATTACGACGAATTAATGATAGAACGCAAGAAATGGGACTACTTAGCCGAAATAAGGGCTAGAACGGGCGCTAGGACGCTTTATATCAACGCTACGCCTAAAGGTGTCTACCAGTTCGACTTAGGGGCTATAAACGCCCCTGAATGGCTTTTAAGGACGCTTCCAACAAAGACCGATTTTGCCGGGTCTAATCAGATTGAAAAGGAAGTCGGCTTTCTAAATTGCCGACACGCCACCCTGCTTCTTGTCTAAATAGATTTAATCTGCGACCCTTATCCAGTAAATCCATTTAAGGATTACAGAACGGGAGCAAAATGATAAATAAAGTTGCGGTAATTCGCTTTGATGCGACTGCCGGGGCTTGGACGGATGGCATAAATTGGGTTAAAGGCTCAATCATCCGTCGATACGCTAGAGAGAAGATGGGTAAACAACAGCTTCGGGGAAGGCTTTCACATTCCGAAGTCTCAGCCTATTTTCTCGACAATTATGGGGTGAGCGCCGATGTTAAGTAATTTAGTTATTTACGGCCTATTGGCTTTTATCCTTTATCAGCAATACAAATCCGAACAGCGCCAAGATGAGTCATTCCGTAAAGGTTATGAAAGGGGGCTAAAGGATGGACGAATTAGCCGACCGTTCGTTAAGTGAGTGGATTGAGATTGCTGGCGAGACCCTACGGGAAAGAGGGTTTGCGTATGGTGATCCGAGACACCACCTACTTCGCGTTTACGACATCTGCCGAATTCTCGGTGTTCAGTTCAGAGACCCATCTCAACTGGCATTGGTGTTTATCGCGGTTAAACTCTCAAGACTTGTGGAGTCCCCGATGCGCGAAGATTCGGTTGTCGATCTCATTGGATACTCCGCTATCTTGGGTCAGCTCAGATTTACCGATTGGGGCGACTTTGACCCTACTGCGTAACACAAATAAAGACCAATGGTGCGATTACTGCAAGCAACGTTGGGGAACATTAAAGGGAAATCAATGGCATCCAAACGCTATGAAAATGGCTTATTGGAAATGCATATCGGCTAGTCCGATGAGAAGAAATCAAGTGCGCTTTTATTGTTTAGAGTGCTCTGCTGATTTACAAAATTGGCCTGATGGTCAGTTTTATTCATTAAAAGAACAGCTGATGGATGGACTCCACAGCGTAGCAACAAGGGAGCAATTAAATGTCGAATTACCTAGATAACTATGTTGGGGTTTGGGAACGTTTTGCCGAATTTACTAAAGCCCATCCCGACTACCGCATTAAAACTCACGTCTTGGCCGAATCACTAGCAAAGGAGTGCGATGTCTATATCGTCAAAACTGAAATCTTTAGAACTGAAGTTGATGCTAATCCTTGGACGACGGGTCTTTCCTCGGAAGTTAAAACCAAACAATATGCGCTTGAACTTGCTGAGACTGGAAGCTTGCAGAGAGCTTTACAGCTTGCTGGATACTTGGCAAAGCCAAACGGGTCTAAACCCAACCAGAGTCACTATAAACCAATACAAACAACATCTGCAAAATTGGCAGAATTCGTTAGAGAGCAACGCCCGGATGACCCAAAACCAATCGTCCATAACATCGATCACTTGGTCGAAGCGTTAGGTGCTGAGATAGCGGACGAAGTTCCAATCTGCAACCACGGCGCAATGGTGCTCAAGACAGGTAACAAGGAAGGTAAGGATTATCGCGGTTGGGTATGCAGCTCTAAAGATCGTAATGAGCAATGCCCGGCTAAATGGATGAAAGTCGATGAGTCCGGGAAATGGGTGTTTAAGAAGTGATTGGCGATTACCATCCGTTCAAGTGTGGGTCTTGCAAAGCCATCACAGCTAATAGGCTTCTAAAGACCTACGATTGTCCGGATATACCCGAAGCACCGGGAGAGGTATGGCTGGTTGAATGTCAGCGATGCTTCGAGCAACGAATCATCTATCCAACTGAGCGGTTAGCCGCCAAGGAAGATGATGTGCATCGTTGCGAGCAATGCGGCAACTACAAGATGAAAGCTCAGAGATGTCGTATCTGCCGACTAGCTGCGGATCAAGAGAAAATCAAAATCAAAATGTTCAACGGCCACAAAGATTGGACGGTAGATGCCGACTTATGAGTTTAAGTGTCCCAAATGTTTAATCACAGTAGAACAGTCATATAGCGTCTATTCCAATCATTCAATGTGGTGCTCAGATTGCAAAATGCCGATGGAAAAGCAGTTTGGGAGTGTGAATGTGATTTTCAAGGGTGATGGGTGGGCTGGTAAGAAGTGAAAAGACACTCTCTCCAATATATCCGGCTTCTTAGGAGTTGGGGCTTCGATGAGGAGTTCATCGCCAAGGATGCCGGGATATCGGTTGAGAGTCTGCGAATGAGGTTATATCGAGCAAAGAAAAGGGAGCGAGATGGGAATCAAGGAGACAAGCCTAAAACTAGCGGCAGTAAGCCTAATAGCCGACGAAGCCAAGAAAGCAAAAGACCGCCTAAGAGCTGAATTGCAGTCCGAAATGGACGGCATTGGAGCAGATAGGGTAAAGGCTGAATTGGATGGTGAGACGGTCGCTTATGTAACTACCGTTCAACCTAAATTCAAATGGGAAATAACGTCAGATCGTAAATTTATTGAATGGGTAAAAAGCCAGATGCCTAGTGAGATAGTCGAGACGGTTAGACCTAGTTATGTTGATTATGTATTGAGCCATCTTAAATACGTTGATGATTTAGTAATTGCGCCAAATGGTGAGATAGTGGATTGGGCGGTTGGTAGCGCGTCTGAGCCTTATCTAACAACTAAATTTCATTCTGATGGTAGAGATAAAATAAGAGATGCAATGATTAGAAAGGCCATTGAAACGATTGAAATTTTAGAACTAGAAACGCCGTCTGAACAGGACTTTTAATGAGCGCTCTTGACACAGATGTTACACTCCCTGCGAGGCGAGGCCCGAAGGCAGCCCGTCGCAGAGTGTTTAGGGGCGGCCTTTGTCTTCGTCTGATGACTACGACATTAGCTGCCGTTTTTCTAACTATTATTCAATCACCTAACTCAAATGCTTTTCCTCTTAAGCGTTATCAAACTGATTGGGCTCTAGTAGCAATGAATCATTTACAGGGCGACCTCGAGCAGACCCAATGCTGGGTCGAGCTGATATGGCGAGAGAGTCGGTTCAATCCGCAGGCGGTTAATGGGTCGCATTATGGCTTAGCACAAATGCGTAACATTAAGGTAAAAGACTTAACACCTAGAGCGCAGGTCAAATGGCATATGCGTTATCTAGATCATCGATACGATGGTTCGCCTTGTAAAGCTCTTAATCACCTAAAGATTAAGGGATGGCACTAATGTGTAGGCAATGTGGTAATTGCAGTAATGAGTGCAGTTACTCTAGTGATGATGCGATGGATACAGTTGAATCGATTGGTATTTAATGGCTAGAGAGTATGATAAAACTCATTACAAAGTAATGCGGGAGAAGGTATTGATTCGAGATGCTTATACTTGTTACTACTGCGGACAAGAAGCCAACACCGTTGACCACATCATTCCAATAAGTAAAGG